ACGACAGGCGTAAACGCGATATTGTCGGAAACCGCAAAAGTCCTTATTCTGATATACCCTATATCGGACGAAATTGAAATAGCGGCGGTCGTTGAGGCCACCACATCGTAAACGCCGTTTGCTGTTACCGTGACAGCAATCGCAGTTGAGGCAGAAACATTCCGCGTTACACCGCCGGAAACGCTCGCGGCAAAAGCAATATTGGCAGACGCGCTGCCTTCCTCAATGCTAATGTTTTTGCCGTAAATATACGATCCGTAGGTGTTAAGCCCGTAGCCAGCTCTAAAGCCGTGGATAACCTCGTATTTTACTGCGCTGACGGAAACAATGCCGCCAAGGCTTATGCTTGCAGACGCATCAACAACGCGCACGCCAGTTGGCTGCGATGCGGCAAATGCAATAGCCGTGGAAGCTGCGCCGTCTACAATCGTAACGGCAGACGCAGATACGGAAACGCCAATAGCCGCAGAAGCCGCCCCCTGCGTTGTCTCAGGCTCGCCGTATAACCCAGAGTTATAAACCCCTGAGTTATATGTTGAGCGCAAGCCCATTAGCTTGCCGTAACGTCAAGATCGCCCGTAGGAATGCGGAAAACATCGCCGTCGTTAATCGCCTTGGCGGTTGTCAAAGCAGAGTGGATAATCATATTGCCGCCAGATGACGCGTCCATAATGCCGATCCAGCCCACCGTTCCCCAGTTGCCACCGCTTGCCGCAGGAAACTCAATCGACGCAGAGTTTGATGCAGTGTCGCCGGTTACAGTGAATGAGGCAACCTTGCGCGTGTAGCCGTTGCCAGAAACTTCTGTGCCAGCAGCGCCGGTATCCGTTGGATCAGATGTAAACAAGCCAACGTACCAAGCTGTGGGGCGCGTTACGCTGTCGGTGGTCAACAAATACTTCAGCGTACTTGTCTCAAATGCATTTGTTAAAGACATGGATTTCTCCGTTAGATATATCTAGGTGAACCATACACCATTTTCAGATCAGTAGCTAGTAACGCGCATTCTAAGGCCGGAACCAGCAAATCGCGTGTCATCGGACGCCTTTTGCAGCGACTGCAACGCCGCCGCGTAAAGCGCAGCCCAAGTCTGCGTGCGGGCGTCATCCTGCAAATATGGTGCCGACTGAATTAGCGTGCCATATAGGTAAACATCCGGCGCATCCAGCAGCAGCCAGTTGGATGCGTTGCTATCGCTCAGCGCTGGCGTCTTGGCGTAATATTGCAGCTGCATCGTGTAGTCAGCATCAGGCGTCGGGAACACCTCAATCGTATCGCCAATGTTTGCGTAAAACCGTGGGCGGCCAGACGTATCCGCTGTCTTCTGCCGATACTCAAGCATGTCATCCCGCGAAACCAGCTCAAGGCGATACGTGTCGCCGGACGTGATGCTAAACCTGACAGTCTCCATCCAATCCGCAGGCATCTGCACATAACGGCTGTCAAGCGTGGCGTCTGCGCGCTCGATCATCTTGTAGTGCCGCAGATCACGATTTATGCCAGCCTCTGCCAGCGAAATAAAATCAGGAATGACAGACGTTAGATCATCGCGGTTTAGCCAGCTGGCTATCGATGTCTTTAGCTCTGTGTATGTTGTTATGGGCATTGTGTTGCCTTTATCACTGTGTTAACATTCACCTTTACATGGGAGGATAGCATGATTGACGTAGACTTAGCTAGAGAGCTGATCGTTTTAAAAGCCAAAGACCTTGGCTTGGAAGACGAAAACCTTGACCAGATGGACGAACTGGTGTGTGAGCTTTTAGGTATTGAAGACGCAGACCCGCTCATCTTTCCATCCTAGACAAATAATCCAATATACCCTCAAGAACTTCCGGCGTTATTTGCTGCGCTGGCATAATTGTTTTAATTGCATGCGTTTTATGCGCTTCGTTTAACGCCTGACCGCTTTTGGTTGTTTTGCCTTCCATCGCGTCATACACGTTGCGGAACAACAATCCCTGCGGAACAGGTGGAAGAGATCCAGTATAATCACCGGCGATCTGTGTGTTATATGTTGAGTGCGGAACGTTAGCGCGTGGCAAGTTGCCTTTTGGCTCGTTATACATAAGCGGCGCAGACGTATCTATCTTTGCGGCCCCAAGACCAAACATGCCAGCGGGCATATCTCTTTGCGTTGGGTCGGTTACGCTGTAACGCGCCTCCGCTGGGCTTGGGAATCCTTGCTCCTGCATAGGCGCGCTTTCCATAAGTCGAATAAACGATTTACGTTTTGGCGAAGATGTTGACGTAACCCATTCGCGCAGCTTTGGCGAAAGAACGCCAACAAAGTCGGGATCTACTGCACGCATAACCTTGTCAAACTCTTTAGCTGACTTCTTGGTTATCTTTGCGCCCTTCACAAGCTCGGCCATTGCAGCGCCAGTAAATGTGGCGAAGTCATTAGCGTCTGGAGACATGCTGCCAGTAAGGCCAAATATATCTGCGCCCTCAAAGTCGCGTGACGCTTTTTCTGCTTCACTTTCAATGCGCTTGATAATGTTTTGGTTTGACGCCCAAATAGCGCGGTCTTGCTGAGCCGCTGGGCCGCGCATGAAATCAACGCCGCCTTCTGTATATACCGGCTCGTCAAATTTTAAATCGTTTACGCTTTCGACTAGCAAACCGCGTGCTGTGCGATCACCATAAAACGGCAAAACAACTTTGCCTTCCATGTCTTCCCATGACATTGGCTGGCGCGGCAAGTTTTCGCCAGTGTCCGACATCTGCACGTCAGTGTCCGAAAGATAACCGCGCATTTTTGGTTTCTGGTAGCCAAGCGGATCAAGCTCTTCTTTTTTTGGCCCTCGCCCAGACGCAGCCGATGTCAGCAAGCCAGTAGACTTAGAGGCGTTGGCGGCCATAATATTTGACAAGTGCGCTAGTCTGGGGTCGGCGCGTGCAGAGCGGGAGCGGATATTGGCGGGGTCAAAGATCGTGTATTCGCCAGCGCCGCCTACGCCTGCGAAGCCTTGCTCGGAAACTCTTTGCTCTGCCAAGCGGTTCATTGCATCTTCTGTTGTTGCGCGAGCTTGGTCAGATTCTTTAGGGTTGGCTTTGGCAACATCATCTAATGCTTGGAAATATTCATCGTCGTAGCTGCCTTTTTCTATCAGCTTGCCTTTAGTCAGCAGCGGATAATACGTGCCTGACGTGCCAGCTTCCCGACCTCTTGGCTCCGCGTAATATCGTGAAACTCCTATATCTCCGTCTCTCACCGGATCAAGATAAACGCCCCGCCCGTAAGAGCCAGCGGTAGACGGCTCAAATGCCAATATGTCAGGCGTTTCAGTAGTTCCTGCCGTCTCCTTTGACGTGCCGTGCATGCCCTCGCGCCTATATCCCATCTGGAACAACCGCTGCGCGCGGCTCTCTGCATCCATCGGCAAATCGTAATTTTCAAACAGATACTGGTTTAGCTGCGTTGTCTTTACGCTGTCGCCCATGTCAAACATGTCGTCGGTAATATTGGCAGCCTCACCCTCCTTCAGCATGTTTAGGATCATGTCGCCGCGCTCTTTCGGGGCGCTTGGCAAAGATGGCTTCGTTGACCTTAACGTGCTTGCTGCAAGCCCGCCGCCAGTCATGGCCAAGCCTGACATAGCAAGCGCATCGTTTAAGGCGTCTGCGCGTGGCGGCACACCTTGCGCGTATTCTCTAGCAGACTCAACGCCGCGCGTGCCGCCGGTAATAAGATCCACCAAACCCTGCGGCACGGCAGGCGTAGCTTGGCCAGACCGTAAGGCGTCAAATATAGACATTCCCTGCGGCGCATCTACCGGCAGGAACGTAGACCGGCGCTTGCCCTCTTCCGGCGCAAGCAGCCCCATCAGCTTACCCGCCATGCTGTTGCGGTTGCGGTATTCGCGGCGCAGATTGTCAAGCTCCGCAGGCGTGCGATACATCGCCTCTTCTTGCATCTGCAGATTAAAGTCGCGCGGCGACAGGTTAAATATGTCTATGGTAGCCATATCAACAATCCCACGCGCGGCGCGACCAGTAATTCGCGCTCAGCTTGCTCGACTTGCCCTTGATGCCGCCGGAGCGTGCGCAGTAGGACGATTTGCGCTTGGGCTGATCCTTCTTGATGGACATGTTGGGATCGCCAAAGTTAACCTTCTTCACCGTGTCGCCCTCAACCGCCAGCACTTCAAACTTCTTCGGCCCGCCGCGTCGCGGCTTATTCACCGCCGTGAACCCGTGGCGCTTCTTCGCGGATGCGATCTTCTCTGCCTTGGTGCGTGCCATGCTATTTCTTCTTCGCGGTCTTCGCTGACTTCTTAAACGCCTTCGCGGTAGGCGCGCCCTTGCTGCCCGCCTTGCGCATCTTCTCGCCAGACCCAGCAGCAATGCGCTTACGCTTTGCGTGGATGTTGGCATATAAACCCTTAGCCATCTAAGCTCCTTCGCCCCACTGGACGCATTGATAATCTATTGCGCGATATGCAGGAAACGTCTGCTGCGCGTAT